CTTATGCTTACCTTTAAGTTCTTTTTTATTTACTGGGTCTAACGTTTTATGAGCAGCTTCCAACACACCTTGTGGGATACCCAGTCTATCTGCTAGAGTTTTATTCTTATCCATTAGTTGTCTACCTTCTGTGATGCGCGCCATTGGTAACAGCTCCAATAACGTGCTTTAGTTTTTGGTCCTGGATTATCACAGTTATGTCGTGCTCTAAAGGATTTACGACGTGCTGGATCATCCCTTTTAATTGAAAGATTCGGATCACCAAATCTTACTACTTTAATATTACCCGTTGCGGGGTCTTTTACATAAACTTTAAACTTTTTCGATGGAACTTCGCTAGTTCTAATCGGATCATTCAGTTTAACTTTTTTGCCTTTATATTCTGATTCTTCGATAACGTGATCAAAGTGATCATTACAATCATCGCAACATAGATCTACGCTTTCAGCTTTATACCCTGCTTTAGGCATTTTTTC